GCGTGCTCAACACAAACGGCGGCTGTATATTGTGAGAGTTCATTAGTGAATACTTCAAGTAAAACTGGAACGTCTTTAAGTGCAGCCCAACCTTGTCCATTTTGTACCCACGGTAGCGGAACTACTGCGACTTCTGCATGTGGGTTTTTGATTTTATGAAACGCGATTTTTTCTGCAATTTTTGATGGAGGTAATACAGTGAGAATTTCATTTTCAACATTTAAAACACAATGACCTAATCCTGATAGTGTACCTCCCCATACAGAAGATGATATTGCAAATACTTCATCTATATCATCTTCATTATAACATCTTTTCCATGGTAGAGGATAAATACCATCTTTGATACATTGTGATATTTGTGTAACCCAACCTGTAACATTTAAATCAAGACCAGCCCAACTAATAACCGCTTTTTGATCGGCTGTGTTCTCTATATTACCACCAGGCATACGAAACAACGCACCGCGATTTTGCGCGAAAAAGCCGTCATAAATTGAAATAGGCTTAGGCTTCAAATGATGTAACTTATAATAAGCCCACCAGGTTTGTGGAATCATTTTTGGTAGACAAGTGGGTCTTGGTGGTAATGCACCATTCTCTCGCCAGTGTTCCCATACATAATAATTAGGTGGCATCATGCGAAATACACTCCTATGAAGAATCCGCCGATTGCAACCATAAAGCCTGTAGTCACTCCAAGTAGAAATGCTAGTGGTGGGCTTTTAAATAATATCATGCGCGACTCCTTGTAGTATCAAGTAATCTACAATATTGACAATACCATATATATTCTTTTATAGGACCAATTGTATGATTTTCAATATCAAGATCAACTGGATGATGTTTTATATCATACAATACCCAAGTGTGGACTGGCTCCCACGCAAGTCCACTTGTCATTACATGTTTATAACATTTGATGAAATTGTCATTCATGCAGCAATATCCATTTCTTCTAATTCACCCCAGGATTTATCCGACATTGAAATGTCAACTGCAAATGGTAGTCCTATCCAATGTAAGCGTTCTTGAGCTTGTGCTTCCATCACTTGTTTCATTAATTTCGCTGTATCCATAGCTTCATTTTCAGGTACGTCCGCGATAATCGAGTCATGGATTGTAGAGATAATTGGTACGCCTTGAGAATTGAGTGTGCATAGAGCTGAAATCGTAAGTTCTCCGGCTGTGTTTTGTGGGAGGAAGTTGACTCCTTCTCGAAGAATGTCATTAAGATTTTCCTCTGTTATGAGATGGAATCGTCTTTTGAATCCATAAGGACTTGTGAGATAATTGTCTTCAAGGATAACTTTCTGTGTATCTTCAATCCAGTCTTTTACCTTTGGAAACTTTACGAACCAGGCATCAATATAGGCTTGTGCTTCCGTCTTATCCATATGATACATCTGAGCAAAGGCGAAAGCAGACTGGCCGTAACAAACACCGAAGTTGATATTCTTCGATTTAGTATATTGCTCTTTAGTATAATTTTTGCCGTAGAACGCAGCAGCAGTTTCTTTGTGTAATGATCTATTTGTATCTCTATAGATAGAGAGTAATTCATCATCTCCTGAAAAATGAGCGATGCAGCGCAATTCGGCTTGTGAATAATCCGCTGATACCAAAACGTGCCCAGGAGAGGGCTTAAAAAGGGTTCTAATTGCTGGTACAACGCTACGTTCAGTTCTTGTGATGTTTTGGAAATTCGGCTTTCGTGCCGATAACCTTCCGGTAACGGTTCCACAAGGGTTGAACTCGCAATATAGCTTTCCATCATCTTTAACTTCCTTGATTAGACCTTCAATATATGTACCACGTTGTTTATCAACCTCCGCCCAAGAGTCATGTAGCTTAGCGAATCGAATGAGGCTTTCTTTAAATTTCGGTTTACTATTAAAGCGTCCTTCAAGGACTTCCACTCGTACAGGATCAGAGAAGCTACGTTCAAACTTACGCTTTCGCGTAGATCGGAGTGTATGCTCCAAGCCACAAGTATCGTAGACATACGCACTCACTTGTTTGGGTGATGAAGGTTTAAAGAATTCAAGTCCAACAATATCTTGCATCTTATGAATCAAATCTCGTTGAAATGGAAGTACGATTTCCTCGTTAAGATCAGCAGCAGCAATAGCATCATATGTGAAACCTCGTAGTTCAATATCTACGAGCGCGTTCATTAATGGGATTCTTTGACTTCGGTAGTAATCCCAAACTTCGTCGGCTATTGCTCGTTCTTTAAGAAGATTGAAAAGCTGATATGTAGCAGCACAATCGAATCCATTATAAGTATGTAGTTCATCAATATCATCAGGTAACTCGCCTGTATCTTTGTAATGATCTACTGATTCAGGCTCATAGTTTCCCCAACCTAATTGTGTTCTTGCAAGATATTCTAGTTTATGGACGCCTAAAGTTCTTTCATCCAAACAATAACTGAGTGGGTAGGTGTCCTCGCTGATCCACGAATTGATATTATTCCGTCGTAGCAATTTAACGTCATATACACCATTGTGCCAGAGCCACTGATTATCGAATTCATATGTCTCCTTAAAATCTTCCCATACCTTTACGAGTATACGGCGAGGTATAACAACTGCGCTATTAGGATCAATAGCAAAACCAGCACACTCGATATGAGGAGTGTGTCCTTCAAGGTCAGTTGCAATAAGTTTATCGAGGCCACGAATATCGAGTAGGAACTTTTTAGCTTTTTTAGTATCATATAGAATCTCAACTTTTGGTAGAACTACAGGAGGTGGCGGATCAAGAGCTAATTTGAAATCCTCCACCAAATTAGGGAAAGAATCACTATCATACAAAACAGCAGCCGGATTATTAGTAGCAATAAAGCGCCTTTTGCCGTTTTTATGTTCAAGACCTCTTGCCTTCTGGATCGCGATTTTTCCAATGAATTCCGATACCGCTTCGCTTCCTGCACATATGATCGTCTCTGCCGATTCCAATTCGTGGTATAATCGTGCTCTACAGGCATCAATCGCTCCTTTGGGTGGATCGTCTGTATAACATAGAACGAGATTAGTAACAAGCACATCTTTACGATCTACCCCATAACGATTGAGCATATGATCTAAGACCTTTCCACTAGGGCCAGAGAAAGGTCGCCCATATGTTACATCGTATTTTCCGGGTGATCGAGATACAACTGCAACTTTTGCATCTTTTGGCCCTGCCGTCGGAGCACATCTTTCATTCTGCAACGGGCAGCGTTCACATTCAGCTAATGGGTGTTTACGACCTGACATAATTTACCACTATAGTTTCCATAGGATAAGTATTTTCTATAGCACCAAGAAGAATTAAACCACATTGAGTCTTAGTAAAATGCTGTCCTAATCCATAATTAGCTAGAAACCATTTTCTGCAAATAGGACAAATTTGATGTAATTGTTTTGAGTGAATTCTATTCCAATAAATATCGGAACAACTATAAAAACAAAGAGGACAACGTAGTAATTTGTGATAACCATGTGTCGCTGGTATTGGATCACCAGGCGTCGCCGTTCCAACTTCAACTTCTAATCTTTTCCACTTCTTAATCATTTTACTTTCCTTGAATACTTGCCAAAGGCATATCCTTTGGCGGGCTTACTTTTGAGCTTTGATGTTTTACCAATATATGCAGCCCTTTCAGGTAGATTAAGACGCAGACGTTTTCTTGCATCAATTGCTTCCTTTATAGCCTTACGTTCTTCTGGAGTCAAGCACCATCATCCTCGTGATCGAGATTATAATAATTCGGTCTATCATCAAATGCGGGATACGCTAGAGTAGCTTCATAATGAAGCAAGAACATTAAACAGCACATAGCGTGTGCTAAGTGTGATAGACCTGATTCCTCATCCAATTTTCGTCTGCGCCAGAAAGCCCAGAGATGGCGCAAGAGCGCACTAAAGACTCTACTATATCGTATTCCTTCTGCCCAATTATAGGCTTTATATTTATCTGCTCCAAATGCAAGAACTTTGGTAGTTTCTTCAATAGCATAAGGGGACCAAAGATCAAGAGGAAGTTTCCCCTTGTCATATTTAGTACCTTCCTTCATATCGTTTTACCATTTGGTCCAAGAATGTCTTTGGGAATATCCATATGAACGCCATCTAGTATTTGCGATCGTGCAGCTTGTGCTTTGTATATTGCTCGAAATTCTTGTAGCTTTTTAAGCGTACGACGATTACATTCCAATATGAAATCTTCTTCATTGAAGTCTGGAAGAATTGTTTTTATATACTCAATTAGTGATGTAAGAACAACATCCATTTTGAATAATGAATGTGATATGCCCTCAGGATTATAACCATCTTTACCCCAACGATCTACTTCAAGTTGTAGAGCACCAGTGATTTGTTCTTCATTTAGTGTATAAGGATCAGGTTCATCCGTCGTGCCTGGTACTTTTGTCATCATATGCCCTTTCTCCATTAAATAGATAATGGTGGTGATTGTTGCAATTAAGATTCATACACGCAAATAGTCTTAC